TTTATAATTGTTACAGTCCAATCTGCAAATGTTCTATCACCTGCATACTTAATCTGACGACCGAAGTAGTTAGTGTTAAAGGACCCTACGGTAGATGCTGGAATACCAGCTGCTCTACACATAAATGGGACTTTAAAATCTGCTTCTGGGGCGACAGGGTTAAGAATTTGAACTTGGAACAGACTAGGACGGGCACCACCACCTACTAGTTGTGATTTAAATTCATTAATATTAAATGCCATGTTCGTATTCTCCTTTTATACTATTTATTAACCGATTGAGCCAACAATTTCTTCAAACTCAATTCCGCTTCGTGTCGCCACAAAGGTTAACTCAATAACGTTGATTGACCTTGCAGGTTTAATAAAGATATTAGCTTTAAATTTACCTTGGTCAACAACTGCAGGTGTATTTACTGATGCATCAGCTATTACTCTGAAATCAATAATTCCTCTACGCCCTTGAATTTCTCTTAAGAAAGGTTCGACGATATTCTTAAACTGTGTTTGAGAAAACTCGTCATTCAGTTCAAATAAGAATGATTGAGCTGCATTTGCGATCGCCTTTTCAACAGAGATAAACAATCTACGAACATTCAGTCTGTCAAATGCGCTTGGTAAACCTAATCCAGTCTTATCACCAAATAGTACAATACCTTGTCCTACTTGACTCATTACTGGGTTAATATCTTTGCTGTATAATTGGTCACGTTGAGCTTTATTAGGGTTAAACGCGAGTTTAACAACATTCTTAATTACGCCCTTACGGAAGCCTGCTGGAGATTCAAAAGGTTCAACTCTTGAAGCAAGTCCTGCAGTATCACCATTTAATGGTACATATCTGTATACATCGTTGTACTTGTCATATCTGTACTTATATCCAGAATCCATAAAGAAGTATGAACTATTTTGTAAAGCGTTTCTGTATGCAATTACATTAGATAGTTTTGTATTTGTTTTGTTTTCGTCAACAACAGCTTCCTTAGAAGGTGAGATGAAAGCAACAGCGTCTTTTCTATAATCTGCAATATTACTAATAATGTAATTTGCAAGATTACCAGAGTTATCACCCTTACCTTGTAATACGAAAGAAACATCAATTTCATTTGAGTTCTTAAATAAATCGTATCCACCTGCTAAAGGCCCGAGAGTTGTAGCAGATTCAGAAGTACCATCGGTACCTAGTGCTAAACTTTCGTATGTGCTTGATTGTGCTGATGCTTCAAAATGTGTTGTATTAGCAACTTCTACCCAACTTGATTTATTTAAAATTACATCTTTATAGTAGTTTGTTGAACCATCAGAAAGGTTTGCAGTTGAAGTTGTTGAAACATCTTCGTATAACTCTAATGCTGCGCCTGTTTCACCTGAAATATCTCCATCTTCATCAATTACGATAACATGATAGTTACCAGATTGTGGAGCTCTACCAAATAAGCTGTGGTATTTCCATTTGCGGTTAAGTGATAATTTGTTTAAATCACTTTCTGCTAATCTGTATGAATTACCTAAACCGATTGTATATTGATGTGATACAATTAGTGAAGTATTTGCTGTAGGTGTACCATCAGATGCAAGAGTTGCTTCAGTAAAACTTGTTACTGGAATATCTTGATATCCAACAGAATCATTACCGATTGTGATGATATCATCAACTTCAAATTCGTTAGAATCTAAAGCACTTGCAGGTACTACTTCAAATACAACTTGTGTTGCGTTAAAATCTAATGTTTGTGAAATTTGTGTGTTACCTGTTAATTTACTAGCAGATACGTCTCCAACAGCAATTACATCAGATTCGAATTTATCAGACTTAACATATCCAACTTCTAAAGAGTTACCTAGAGCTCCTGGATATTTTGCGTCGAATGCGCCGAATGTATGTAATTGTGTATTTGCACTTGATGTATCTGATGCCGATGCTTTAACAGCACCATTGTCTACTCTAGCTACGTAAAGAGCATTAGCATATGAAAGGTAATCTGCTGCTACAAAGAATGTTTCGTAGTTATCGTTGGTTGGTGTACCAAATCTTGCTACTAACTCATTCTCTGAAGAAACAAGAACTGTTTCGCCTACCGGACCCCATCTAAAAACACCTGCAATAGCGGCAGGTGGCGTTGCGATGGCAGGAACCGCTGCTGATGCGTCCACTTCACGAACTATTACCGAAGGACTTACGGAAAAAGCCATATTATTTCTCCTTTAAAATTATCTATTTAAAATCTTAGTCTAAAATTAGTTATCACTGTTATTATTTATAATATTTAGCATTTATCAGATTTGCCATGATTCTCTTACGAGGTCAAAACCATCATCGTCAGGAATATCTCCTCCATCATCAATAAAACCAAATGGTAACAAATCTTGCTCTATTTGTTCCTCTGTTTTCTGTCTTAAACGCATCATTGTATTAATATCAGTAAGGTCTTTAAAAAACGTTTGGTCTGTTAACCATGAAAAGATAACTAAATTCATTACCAAATCATCGTGTGCTCCAGATTCTGCTTCGTAAGAAGACCCTCTTTTACTAAATCGTGATAACTCTTGTATTGTGTTATAATCCTGTAAAATAAGCTGATTTTGTTCAATCAGCAATTTTAATATAGAACAACCGATACTTTTAACACTTTTTGTTGTTCTTATTCCATTATCTACTCTTTTTCCAAACCCGCTTGAAATTCTTTTTCCAGACCTTCCAGCATTTTCAGTATAAAGAAGATTCTCATACCCATAGTCCATTAAGAGTACATCAGATACTTGTTCACCGATATCGTTGATTTCGATAAGTATTGCACTCTCATTGTACATTAATCCTATTCTATATATAATAGCTGCGAAATCCACCGGACTTACAGTGTTATCTCTATAGGTACAAACCTGTTTATAAGGCATTTTTGTGATATCTATTACATTAAATGTACTATAATCTAATCCTTTACCACGAGATACGTCAACTGTCATAACATAAGTATGACCTTCTTTTGCAGCTTGATACTGTGTTATTCCCTCACCCTCTTGTATTGGTCGAGAATAAGCTAATTCTTTTAATTTGGAACCATCAATAAGAGTTCCTGAGCTACCTAAAAATTGGCAGCAATATTCTTGGTTAAATTTTTCTTGGTCAAAATCTAATGCTTCAAGTGTTTCATTTTTCCATTTTTCATCACGGCCAGGAACATCGGTCCACATAACTTCAACAAACTCATAACCATTGGTGCCTTCTCTTGCACCTTTACATGTTTTCCAAAAATGATTTAAACCATTAGGTGTTGATGTCATTAATAACTTGGTTGTTTGACCAGATGATATTGTTGGATAAACTGAAGCAAAGAATTCATCAAATCCTTCAATAAACGCAACCTCGTCCAAATACAGGAATGAGATTGATTTACCACGAATAGCACTTGATGTCGTAGTACCAGCATAAATCTTACATCCATTTTCTAAAGATATATTACCTTTGTTCCATTCTTCAATGCCTTGCTGCATCCATTTAGGTAATGCTTCATAAGCAAGTTGTACTCTACCTAATACTTCACGAGCTGCATCTCCTTTATTAGCAAGAATTGCAACTGTTTTAAATTCGTTAAAAAGAATATAATGAAGAATTACAGCCACTGCTGTAGTTGTTTTACCACTCTGGCGAGCAGTTAATACAGCAACACGACGACTCTTTGTAATCTTTTCTGTTATCTCTTTTTGATAATCATACATGTCAAGTGGAACAAATCCTTTGTCCACATGTACAATCTTAATATACTTTTGTGCAAAATATATTGGGTCCTCGGCGCATTTCATATACTCCTTAATTTGCTCAGGTGTATACTCAATTTGCTCGTTAGAACGCTTGAGATAAGTATTTCCTAAATAACCGTTAGTCACCTTCGCCCTTTATCATTTTAAGTAAATCTGCAGTAGATACAATAAGATTATTATTTGTTACTTCTTGTTTTGCAGGATTTGCTTCTTCTTTAGCATATCTCTTTTTAGTACTCATTTCAACATAATCTTTATTTGCATCAAGTAATGTTTTCATTAATGTAGATACAACTTCAAATGCTCTGGGCGATTCTGATTGTTTAGCAATTTCGACCATTTCTTTTACTGAGTCATCTCCTAAACTAATAATGTTTTCAATATTAGCTTTAGCTAACTCAATGTCTTTTAAATTTTCTTCAGCACCATCATCGAGTACAACAGGATGTTGGATTGGTTGTTCGGCAGGTAAGTTTTCAACATCATCATTAGTAGAAAAAGCGTTGATAGGCAAATCAGGCAATTTGTCTGGATTTAATTCGTCCAGCTTTTCTTGCTTTTCTTCGTCATGTACATCGTTTAACGATCTCATATTCAGTGCCTGTGCTATCTTATCATCGCTCATATACTATTTATCCTTCTTTAGTCATCTTCCAATCACCGTCTGTATTGACCCAAGCACAAGCTTTTCGTAAACCAGATGTACTAAACCTATGGTCTCGTTTATTAAAGAAGAGTTCGATGTCTCGTTTGCGACAGATATCTTTACCAGTAAATTCTTTATCTCTATATTCATCACCTAAAATACGAACATCAATATGATACAATTCCAAAATGTCCATAAGATCTTGCTCAGAATTATAAGGAATAATCTCATCAACATAGCTTACAGCTTTAAGCTGGGTATATCTTTCTACGATTGTTTGTATAGGTGGGTTCTTTTCTTTAGGTCTATCTAATGCAGGGTCCATTTGTAATCCTACCATTAAATAATCACATTGAGCTTTAGCATCTCTTAGCATTTGTACATGACCAGCATGTAATAAGTCAAATGCGCTACATGTAAAACCAATTCTCATAATATTCTCCATTATATTTGTTCGCCATTATATATTATAACACATTCTTTCGTGTTTGTCAACCTTTTTATGCAGTTGGTGCTGTATTTGCAATTCCGTCTGCGTAATCCCAATCATCATCATAATCAATTAAGCTATAATCAACTGACAGCTCTTGGTCTGTAGTTGCTACATTATTTGCTGTCATACCTGGTTGTAAAGTATAGAATTCTTCAGGTTCTGTATTTGCTGTAGAATCTGTAGCATATCGTACATCGATAAACTTAATAATTCCAGACTCTTTTTCGGGTCCAAAGAAGTATGCTTTCATTGTAAAGTTTAAAGTATATATGATACTTCTTCGTTCGTCAAAGTTTCCTTCGTATACTTCGTCCATTGACACACCATTAAGTACTAATGGAATATCAAGTGGTTCTAAACCTTCAATTAATCTTACTGTTCTTGTATAGTCTGGATTAAAGAATGGAATAATTTGTTCTAATAGTTTTACAGCATCCTCTTGGTATTTAGTCATAATATACAAAGAGAAATCTAAATTATATGGTGTTGCGCCATAAACAAATTTACGACCACCTGCTGTATCATCAACTACAGTTTTTCTTATTTTACTAATAGGTGATAGCTTACGGTCAGAATCATATTGCATATTCGTAAGTTCAAATGACATACGAGGTAGTTGAATTGCTGCCTTAGCTTTAAAATCTGGATTCTGTTCAAGTCGAGATAATATCTTTTGGAATGGTGCATAAGAGATTGGAACAATCATTGATTGTTGTGTAACTCCACCATTATCGACTCGCTTAACTTGCAGCTGATTAAAATACGTGCCAAACAATGCTACGTATTTTCGAGTTGTTGCGTTATAAAAATAATTTGCTATAGCCATTATGAGTCGCTTATGTTAATATTCTCTGTGAATGGATCGCTTTCAGAGAAGTCGAGAATATTATCCCCTTCTTGTTCGAATGTAAAGTTATCTGCTAAGCTGTCAGTTCCTACAGCATCAGGATGTGTATTTGATAAGTCAGCAAGTGTTGTAGTTACTGTAGTATCAATCTTGTCAAAATAATCATCAATGTTTGGATGTCCAGTATTAAATCTCTGTCCGCTGTATTCGATGAGCTCACATCTCATATCATAAACTTGTAATGCACCTGTTTGATAGAATACGCTTTCATGCTCTACGAATTTAATCTCAAACATTTTTTCGTTGAGCGGGAAGTAAATTAAATCGCCTTCGTTAGGTCGTATCATTTCAACAACTTCACGAGTAACATATCTTTCAAATGTTCTATTTGCTACACTGAATGTTATGCTATCACGAATTTGTAAACCGAATTTAGAAAGGAAATCACCTTCTCCTTCAAAGCCATCAACATTTTTAACGTAGGCTTCAAATTGAAATACTTCGTCGTATAATGGTAGGTCGTCTTCGTTTAGAACTTCATCAACAGCACCAAGCGATCGCTTAACGTATATGACGTCGACGCCGTACATTTTGATGCTCTCGATAACTAAATCATCAATTAAATTTTGCTCGTTGAAGTTATCGTAGTTTCTAAAGAATACGTTTGTTGCCATATCACTATGTTATCCAATAAAGTTGTAGGTCAGTGGTTGGTAAGCTCTAATTGCTTCTTCTTCCATTTTTTCTCTTTCTGCTCTTGCCTCTGAAAGAATTTGTTCACCATTAAATGATACACCACCTACAAGCTGCATATTGCTGAACTTAGTTAAATTGAGTCCCCATTGTTCTCTTACAAGAACAGTAGCATAATTTTGTAACCATCTGTCACCCCAAACATCACCGTAAGTTGCTGGGTCAATTACATCGTAAGCTTCAATAATAATGTACTCACCGACTGTAAGAAAATCATTGTTGACGTCGATATGTAATCTGTTAACATGTTTGTTATAACGAATCATTGGTTTACCTACAAGAATTTCTTGTAAGAACTGAAGATGACTCATTGCCATATAATAATTCTGAACGTTATAACCTGTAATATCTTCAATGTTATTTAAAACAAATTGGTATTGAACATTAAAGATACCTGAACCAGTTGAAAGATTTGTTGTTAATGGGAATATACCTGAAATACCTAAAAGTCCATCTGGTAAAGAGATATAGCCATTCTCTCTATCTCCCTTCGTTACAGTTGTAATAGTAGCTGTAACTCCAGAGTTTGTACCTGTTACTGTTTCGTTTGCCTGGAAAGGAATTAATTCTTTATGACTAAGAGAGTCATATCTTAGTGTTGTGCCAGTAGAATCTTTAGAAACTTTAGCAGTAGCACCTGATGTTCCACCAGTTACTGTTTCGCCTAATACGAAATTACCTGCAACTGCAGCATCAAGTTCTAATACACTACCTGTAATTTGGTGTTTGAGATAAACTTGTTGACTTCCGTTGTAGTGGTAATCTCTCCAAAACGATACTGCTTCGTCAACACGGTCTTCTACCTGTTCTTCAGAAACGTTAACTTCTATGACAGGCGCACCAATTTTTCTAAGGATATAATCCTTGAAAAGTTCTCTTGTATTTGGTATTGCCATTGTTTTTCTCTTTTACCTATATTATAGTATTTATTTGTTAAGTCGTCTCTGCAAGAGTTCTAATATTGATACCTATTTCTTTTATTTTTGTATCGTTATAACCAGATGCTCTTATCCAAAACTCAAGTTTTCCATCAGTATTGTGTGTAGCAGAACCAGTACTTCCACCTGTAAAAGCAATTTGTTGTATTACAGAAAAGTAAATATTGGTTTGGCCACTTACTGATACCCAACCAGTATCACCTGATGTTGTTACTGCACTACCATTTAAATTTCTTAAAGGAACTATTTGACCACCCTGGTTCGAAGTAGTTCCACTCCAAACAACTTTCATGTGAGATATTGTTACACCACCACTTGTGTTATTTTGATATCCTAATAAAGGAGGTAGACTTTGTATTACTGAATAATACGTATCATTGTTATATACTTCTTGATAGGCACCTACTGTATATGTGTAACCGTCACTATCTCCACTGACCTGATC